TAACTTTCAAACTATTAATTTCACTTTGTAAACTTGTCATAGTTGGTTTAGACATTTAACCCGCCTTTGAATTATCCATAGTTTTTATAGTTTCGTCATTTTGTAAAGATGTTGACAACCTTTGAATATAATCTTTTTTAGCAATTTCAAAAATATCAAGTTTTCTAATTAATTTTGAAAGTTCTTTAATTTCATTCTGACAAATTGTTATTTGGTCAATTAAAACCTTTTGTTCATCTTTAAGATTATCTGTTGGGTATTCTTTCCCATCAATACTAAGAATATTTGATTTTTGTTCAGTCATTACCAAGAAACTCCTGTTGCTGTGATTGGTGTTTGTGATTCAGATATTTGATTTGATACATTAAGTTCAGAATTAGCTATGCCATCTACACCTAGCTTGTCTTTTACCCATTGTATTGCATCTGCTTCTGCCACAGAACTAAATGCTTTGAATGTCTGACTGCCAAGTTCAACACTAACAGTATCACTCATAGAGCCAGTATGCTCCTTGCCACCTACTGTTTCTGTGCCATCAAGCTTATACATTATTTCTGTTATGACATCAGACTTATCGCCCATTTTTATTTGTCTTTCCATGTCAACTATAGACCAAGTATATGTTACTGCCATTTTTATTCTCCTTCTAACTTAACAAGCCATTAATACACAAGGCACTAGATATGTACCATCATCATATGTGTGTGATTTATTTGTTGATGTTACTTTTGCTATAGTTTTACTTCTAACTATATCGTCACCTTGAGGTTTTGCAGTGCCATCTCCAGAACTCATTAACAAATCACCTCTAGCTATTGTTGTTCCTTTAGCAATCCTTATGACCATATCGCCAGTCATTGCTACGTTCATATCATTCCAGTCATCATCATTATCCCAATTAACAAAAACTCCTGCAACATTTACATCACCCTCAACACTAGATACTGCCATTTTGTTCAGCTGTTCATTATCTTCTATGTAAGCATCTTTTTTTACATCACCTATAGATACCCCATCAGGTAATTCATCATCTTTAGTCCATAACTCTTTTTCATGTTTCCACTCAACCATTTCATCAAGGTTAGTCATTACTGTACCTTTGACTATAGTTTCATCTTTACTATTATTAAGCAGTCTTGACCAACGAGATAAGTGACCACCAACTAATGAAACAGTTGAACCACTTACTGATATACTCCCCTCAGTACTGTTTTCTTGTTGAAAAAATAAAATAGCACCATCACTAGCCTTCCTGTTCATTATTGAACAAGAACCACCACTTACAGTAAAATCTCCACGACCACCAGATTTTAGTCTTGCACCTACCTCATCTGAACTGCTATTGGAAGAACCCACCAATAGATTGCCAAAGCGATCGACTCTTAGTCTTTCATCACTACTAACATCAGCATTATCTGTATTAGCGACATAAACACAAAATGCTCCAGTTCTAGTAGAACTAGATGGGTCTACTGTTATTCCACCAAAAACAACAGGTGTAAAACTTGCACCATTATCTGCATTTGTTTTATAATTTATTAATCCTTTAGCATCACTGCTTTGACTTGTATTTTCTAAAGTAATGTGATGATTTGATCTTGTTGCCATAGCAGTCGTATTGGCAGCAACAGTTAAAATACCTTGGTCACTTGCACCATTAAAATTTGCTCTACTATTAAATTTAGCTCTACCACTATCTGACATATCAAGTGTAAGTGCATTTATTTCTGAACCACCATCATTTCCTAAAAATCTTATATCTTTATCTGAAATTGCTGATTTAATTTCAAAATCAGAACTATTATTAATAAAACGACCAAATTCTGTACCAGCATCATGTAATTGAACATTACCACCATCTGCATCAAGAAGAATAACACCTGCTACATCTAGTGTTAAATTACCACTAGCATTAGCTATATTTCCAGTAACAGTTACACCACTTGAAGTTGTTTCAAACTTTTTGCTATTATCGTGAAACAACTCTACTGCACCATCACTTTTACAAGTAATCATATCTTCGCCAGTATACTTTTGTATTTGTACTCTATCATTACCTCTTAGAAACAACCTTCCAGTACCACTATCATCTATATACGAATTAGAACCATCATGATATATTTCTAAGTCATCACCCGCACCAATTAAAATTTTATTATTATCTCCCATATCTAAACTACCATTTAGATTTAGAGTTCCATCTATGGTAAGACTTTCAATATTGTCATTTGATTGGTCTAAGGTAAAAAGTGAAATAAAAGCATCATTATCTTCATTTCTAATTTTTAAAATATTATTGGTAGTGTCATAAAACAACTGATTTGCAAAAGTTGTTGATGGTGCTGAACTTCCAGAATTTGTTGAACCTAATGCTTGTAAGGCACTATTTAAATCAGACCTAAAAGATGCAAAGCCTTGATTAGCTATTGTTAAATCATTTTGTGACATTTGTAACTCCTAACTTGCTAATTCGCCATATCCTCTAGCAACATAATCAAATGTTCTACTTACTGTTGCATTGGAACTATTAAAAAACTCAATTGTAAATCCTGTTTCACTTTTATTTGTTATAGCATAGTAATCACCACTTGTTAAGTTCTGTGCTGAAATTCCTACACCTTGAAGAACTTTAAAAGCGGGTGAATATGTTACTGTCTTACCACTAGCACTTGTACCACTTACAATATCGGCTTCTGCTACAACTCTATCTGGCATATCTACAGTAACCGATAATGCTGATATTCGGTGTGTTGCTGTGCCTTTTGTACTTGTCATTTGTACCTTAAATTTAAATGCTCTTGCCTTATAATCCCCAACAAAAAACTTTCTAAAATCAGTATATGTAGGTGTGCCAGATGGATCGCCTTCTGTGGTAGCAACTAATAATTCTGAATTTGTATCATCAAATTCTGAAGGGTCACCATCAAAATCTCCATCTCTATCATCAAAATTACCTGTAGCACTATCAAACAAATCCACAGAACTTGCGTTTTCAACATTCATATTTGCTGTAACTCGGCTTGTATAAACAGAACCTAAATCGATATGTGTATCAAATTCATATGTTCCAGAACTAGCAATATTACCTTGACCCGCATCAAATAATCCAGAAGCATCATCAAAGTTCCCCGCAACACTATCAAATAAATTAGACGTTCCTAATTGAAGTTTATTATCCACAACAACAGTATTTGTCTTTGAACCTGTAAAACTAGGACTTTGTGTAGATGTTGCAACTAAATTTAAACCTTTGATACTATCAATAATGGCAACTTTACTAACTGCATTTCTTGAAGGATTGCCCACTTTATCCACAGCTTTAATAAAATATGTGCCTGTCATAGCGGGAACAATTACAGTATTTGCGGGTCTTGAAACTTTATCAGCTAAATCAACTGAATTTGCATATGTACCACCACTTGTTTCTCTACAATGCCTTATTCTATAATGTGATAAATCTAAATCGCTTACTGGTGTCCAACTTAAATGGGCTTCTGTTCCAATAATATTAACACTAAAGTTTGTTACATCTTCTGGAGGTTCTGTTTTTCCAACTACTTGATGTTGAATACTTACGAATGAAGAACGACTAACAGATGTAACAGACCTTGCTCTAATATCATAAATAACATTATCTTCAACATTAACTAATTCAAATTGTGATGAACTACCACGACCTAAATTTATAAACACAGAATCGGTTGATTTCTTAGCCTGTACTTCAAAATCAGTTACAAATAAATCATCAACTGCAACATTAACCAATAATACAGCTATTGCTTCTTCATTTCTTGCTCTTAATTCATCTACTGCTGAAACTGTAGGTGTTGTAACTATAAATGGACTTGGTAATGTTGTATCTACTATTTCTGGTACTGGGTCTTGAGTTCCAAAAGTGTAATATGAATCTTGATGTTCTGATAACGTCAAACCTACTGAATGGTCTGCGTTTAATGTCATTCCTTGAACTCTAAAAGGTTTTGCAGAAAATGCGGGTGTTGCATGGGTTATATTGACTATATCACCAATAGATAAATCTAATGCTGTTGCATCTGCTTTTAATGTAACATTTAAACTAGACCTAGACCGCCTTAAAATTATTTCTGCCATTTCCTGTGCTTGGAATTTACTTGTAAACATAGAAAAATCAAATCTACCTTCTAATAATATTCCACCATCTTCGGCTAAAAGTGTTGCGTGTTGATCTGCTGTATCTACCAAAGTTTCGTCAACTGGTGGAAATTGTGCTGAATCAGATTGGTAATTCTTTTCTGGACTAATAAAATTTACAATTACTCTATTATATCTAGAATTTTTATTTTTACTGATAACATTGATACCACCTAAAATATTATCTTCTGTTAATGTTATTGATGCTGAACCTGTTGTTTCAACTAATATATTATATTTACCACCAGAAAAATTAAGATAAGACCTTGAACCCCTTACAAAATCCTTAACATTATCTATGGCTTTTTTTGCTGTATCAACAACTGTATGGCTATTCATTAAATCAATAGTATTTCCTGTTACTGCACTTTCACTAGCAAATCTATATCCTGTACCAAATGTATCAAATGTAATAGGTAAATTAATAGCTTCAACTGGTGTTATTTGTGTATCGCAAACGTCTGTTGCTGTTTGCCAATCTGCAAAATTACTATCAAAATATTTGTTAGGTATACCCATTCCAAATCTATCATTTCTCAAATAATCTAATAGTTGCAATATAGGATTATCTGAATATGCCCAGGTTGAACTATCGTCTTTCCTGTGGCTACCGCTTCCACCAGTAACAGTTCCATCTAAATTAGGGTTATATACCTTTCTACCCTTAACTAATGCCTGTACGTTTGGTATTCCACCAAATTTATCTGCATTCCATGAAAATTCTATTGCTAAGTATGCCAAACCAGATAATTTATGATTATCTGTCCAATCGGTATTAAAATTACCTAATATACTTGATGATGCTTGAGTATCAGTTCCAAAATGTGCTTCAACAGTAATTAAAGTATCATCATTTTCACTATCATAAAAATTTTCATCTGTACTATCAGCAAATCTACTTACATTATCATCAAGGCTACCAGTTAAAACAACTCTTTTATCATTTACATATAGTGCATCAATAGCACTTATTTCACCTTCACTTAAAACAACAACCATTTGTAAAATTTCATTATTTTGTGTTGCTCTACTTGATGACCTTGTTTGTAAATAGACAACATTACCACCAACTTTTCGTGTGCCATAAATAATAGGTATATGTGCATTTGAACTAAATTTATTTACTAATATTCCTTTTGCATTTTGATCTGGTCTTAGTGTGCCGAAATCTGGAATATCTGGCATGGGAACTAGCCAACTAATTACATCATTAATTATGTCTGTAATACCATCAACAATATCGTCAATAATATCAATTATGTCATCAATAGGATTCCAACCGCCCATTTAAGCTAACCTCCAATTAGAACCCATATTTTTAAATCCTAATTTTTCAAAAACTGGGTCTATATGTAAACCAGATGTAATTGATAAAACAATTGGCAAATCTTCTGAAACTTTTTTTACACTATCAATAAATAATTTAACTAATTTGAAATTTCTAAAATCTTTTTTAATATAAATAATTTGTATTTGCATTATTTGATCTTTACTAAAAAAATATTCAGATTTATTAAACATACAACAACCAATTAATTCATCATTGTCTAAATCTTTCATTAAAAGTATTTTGCCCTTATCTAAAATAGCATTGATAAAATACAAACCTTTTTTTCTATCAACATCTGGATAATCAGCTTCACAATCTTTGTTTTTATATTCTAATAATAAATCATATATAATTTCAATATCTGTTTTTTCTGCATAATATAAATGGGTACTTGTCATTCTCTACCCCACTTAATATCTCGAACTGTTAAAGCTGAAAAATCCATACCTAAATCCGTTGGGAAAAATCTTTGTTGTGAATTAGTTGTAGTTGTTCTTCCACTAGTTTTGCTGAAATTACCCCAATGTGAACTAACAAGTAAAACTAATGTTGCTGTTGATGTATTATCAGATATTTTAAATTCATCAATATTGCCATAAAATAATAAAAATGGGTCTGCAATTAATGCCAAACTTGAATTTAAATAACCTTGATAAATAAAAACATCATCATTTATTATATTCTCGGTTAATGCTAGTGCTATGTACGTTTGATCTACCCCAGATAAGCTAACCGATAAACTATTCTTAGTTGGTGTGCCTGTTTCTTGCACCCCTGTAATACCCCTTAAATGCCCATTAGATAGGTATGTTCTTGATGTTCCAGAAACACTAGATGTTAAATCAAAACTTGCATTAGTTAAATATATGGGTGTTGAAAAACCTATTTCGACTAAAATAACTGGTTCTATTATTCCTGTAGCTAGTTCTGTTTTTACTGCACTTGTTAAACCCCTAGCCATTTACAAACTCTCTGCAACATCAAACTCATAACTAAATAACAAATTACCATCACCATCATTTTGACCTGTTGCAAACTCTTGGGCATCACTTGTTAAATATACAGTAAATGGTACAGAATCATAAGTAACTGAACTATTATCTGTTAAGGCAGTTCTTAATGGTGGCTCTATAGTAACTGTAGATGCATTACTTGAACTTGTTACATCTTCAACAACCATATAAACCTTATCATGTGCAAATTTTATTAAATCACCCGCTTTTAATCTTCCTGCACCATCACCCGCAAAACCATCTATAGCTATTGTGGTATCAGCTACAGCATGAACTCCATTAACTAACAAAGTTCCAGTTTCGTTGCCCTGTGCGTTTAAATAGCTTGGAAATGTAATAGTAAAGTTTTCTTGCCTTGATCTTTGTTTCATAATAAATGCCATGATAGGTGCAAATTCTGACCTTTTCATAGGTGGATATTGAACTGTAAAACTAAACTTTTGTCCCTGTACTTGCCTTCTAAAAGTCTTTCCACTATCTGTTTGGGATAACAAAGTCTTTTGATTGCTCTTAAAATTAACAGCAGTAAAGTTTGTGTTTGGTAATGCTCCACTCATACTATCGCCATTTTACCCTTTTCATTTACAGCACTATTAATAAGATTAACTATAGTACCCCTAGAATTAACTAATAATTCATTAAATCCTCTAGCATCAACTGTGCTTATATTAAAGTTTACTGTAACTGGTTGGCTCATTCCACCTAATTTATTATTTGGTACAACATTTGATGGTCTATCTGGTACAACTAATTCTGGACCGCCTTCACCAACCATATAAGGTTCGCCTTGATTCATTCTACCACCAAGTCTACGACCTTGATATTGTGAACTTGCAATAGAAGCAATTTGAACTGCACCCATAGCACCTATAGCAATGGCTAAAGGAATACCTATTGGACCTAATTTTAATGCATTGGTAATACCTGTTGCTGTATTCTGAATGGCTTGTGAAATGTTAAATGCCTTATTAAGAGCAAAAGCTGTTTTATTATGTTTAGCTAATTCTCCTAATGTATCTTTTAATGATGCTTTTGTTAAATCTGCTCTTTGGTCTGCACTCATACTTTCTAGCTTTAGTTCGTTAAATTTACCTTCACGCATCAAACCAAGATTTTCAGTTAGGAATTTTTGTCTAATTTCTTTTTCTTTTTCTGCTGTTTTTAAAGCTATTTCTAATGTTTTATCTGCTGTAAGTTTTGCTATCTCAACTTCCATGTCTGCCATTTGTTGTAATGCAACAATTTTAGGACTTCCTTCTCCTAATAATTCTGCACCTGTCATACCCTCTTGTAAGGCATCTTGCCCTTTTATATCCATTTCAGACCCAGAAAGCATAGGTGGTGCAGTTTCTTTGATTTTTTCATTTGCTACAGTTATTTTTTCCATTTTTTCAAAAACTTTTTCTAAAGCATCTGCATATTTAGTGCTACTTTCAAAAGCTAAATCTGTGTTACTTTTTAATTTTTCAAAAACATTTTTTTCGTTGATATCTCCAAATTTTTCATCAACATCTGCTAAAGGTGTTTGTAATCTTTCTGCTGTATCTTTTAATTCTTGGATTTGTAAATCTAAGGCTTTAACACTTTCTTGGCTTCTACCTAATGTAAATTTGTTAATAGCACTTTGAACTTCTGCTATCCCACTAATAATACTACCTAAACCAGACCTAATATGGTCTATAACACCACCAATTAATAATATTAGTGCTTTACCTTTACCACCAAGCATTATGAACCCTAGAATACCTATTGTATCAAATGGTGCGGGTATGCCCTGTGCAAATTCAATTAAATTTACTACTGATTTTTTTATAAACTTAAAAAATGGGTCAAAAAAATCTAAGGTTGAAGCACCAAATCTAAGGGCGGTTTTCATAGCATCAACAATGGCAACCCCTAATTGTTCACCCGCTTTTTCTATACCGCCAAAGTTTTTGGTTAATTCTTGCTCAATAAGCATGGCACTAGCTTTAAGAAAATCAAATGGTGCTGAATCCATCACCGCCATTTTAAACCCAAGAAACTTATCCCCAATCATAGAAAGAGTTCCATCAAAAGTTTTAGCCATTTCTGAACTAGCACCAACTACTGATAAAGTTCCTTCATCAAATGCTTTTAAAATATGATTTCTTGATTCTTCTGCACTTATTTTAACACCCGCTTCAAAACCAAGTAATGCTTTTACACCCCTTTCTCTAAATAAATCTGCTGAATTTATACCACTAGAAAAAGTTCTTTGGATTTGCTCGGCTGTGGTTGCAAAATCTAATCCAGATGCACTAGCAACATCACCTGTAATTCTTAATAATCTATTTAATTCTTCTGCATTTTTAGAAACAACTGCTAAATTTGCTGAACCTCTTTGTATTTCCTGTAAACTAAAAGGAACTTGACCCGCAAACTTAACTAAACCCTTAAATGCTTTTTCACCTTCTTGGGCATCACTAAAAAGAAATTTAAATCTAACTCTAAGGTTTTCTACTTCTCTTGCTGTATCTATAAAACTTTTGGCAACTAATCCCGCACCTAAACCCAAAAAAGCATTTCTTAGATTAAATACAGCACCTTTAAGTTTATCCACAGCACCAGTAGCAGACCTCATAGCTTGTCTGGTCTTATCTTTGGCTATTATATCTATGTTGACTTGTTTTGTTGCCACTATCTTTGAGCCTTTGCTAGTCTTTGTTGCCTTTCAATTTCATCACTTTGAATTTGAAAGTATGCTAACCACATATTAAACTCATATACTGACATTTGCAAGATTTCGGAAACTGTCTTGTGAAGCTTTTCTGCTAAAGAAAATATATTATGTAACTCTACATCATTTCTAAGTTTTTTTTATTATCTTCAATATCTGTGTTTCCTGTTCCCATTATCTTTGTGGCAACATCTGCAATAACATTAGTATCAGCTTTAGTCTTAAAGGCTAAAACATGAGTTCCATTAAACATTTTTTCACCATCTTTTGTTAATGCCTTTTCAATAATAACATCAATTAAAACAATTAAATCTGTGCTACTAGCACCTTTGAAAATCTTTTGTTTTTCAAGCATATTAAAAGGTTTACAAAATATAGCTTTATCGCCTACTAAATCCCATTCTGGTACTTCAATTATTTGAGTGTCAAGGGTACTGAAATGGTTTCTAATACCATCAAAATAATCGATTTTTTGGTCTGCCATTTACACAGTACCGATAGTTAATCCACCATTGCCCTGTACTGATACAGTTCTAGTTGTAACCCCATCTAATGTAACACCAACTGACATTCCAGTTACAATACCACTTCCAGAAAATTTTCTATCTCCAGATGCGTTTCCTTCTGGCAAAAATGCAAAAGTTAATTCTGCACCCTGTACCAAGTTAGTTTGTGCTGTGTCTGTTTCGTCAAAGTTCATATCAATACTTGCTGTATATGTACCTCTACCAACTATAAAAGACTTCATTGAATTACCCAAAGGTGTATCTTCAACAACGTCATGTGTAGTATCAACAGTAAACCCTGTTGCATTACCAAGTGTGTCACTACCTATAGTAACAACACCTTCTTTTCCGTGATGTGTAGCCATTTATAACTCCTTCTCTTTGGTTTCTTTTATTTCTTTATCAGCTTTTTTAGAAACTGATTTTTGATCTTTTACAGCAAATCCATTTTTTTGAAAATGCTCTATATGATCTTCTGAACATTTTATAATAGTTTCGCCTTTTTTCATAGTAACATTTTTAGCCATTATGCACTCCCTCTAGTAAACTCATAAATAACCCTAGCTGTTATTCTTACACCACCATAAGGAAATATAGTTCCCTCGTCTGATGATGCTTCTATTATTTGGGTATCTATTGCGTTACCATTTCTAGTTATATCATTATCCAAAGTTTCTTCAACAACTTCTATAATTTGATTTCTAACAGTATCTATATTTGATGTTGTACCTTTACCAAAAGCAACTATTAAAAAATCTATTGTTCCTCTATAAGAACCCGCACCAGTATCGCCAATACTTGATACTTCCCTTGTTTCATCACCACTTTGAACAAATAAAGCGGGAAACTGTGCATCACTTAATTCTTCTACCTCAAAAGGTTCTCTAGTAATTTTTTTAAACTCAATAGGACTTGTAACAGCATCAAGTTTAGTAATTATATCACTAGCTATGTTTTCCCTTTTGCTCATAATCTCATTTCTTTAAAATAAAAATTCTGAAATTCTTTTATTATTTTATCTTCTTCTTTATTCCCAATAGCAAAAAAAGGTCTTTTTATTTTTCTTTTACCAACTCCAAATGTGTCGTGATAACTTGCTATTTTTTCTCTTTCTTTATTTGCAAAAAATAATGTGCTTTTTAATCCTCCAGTTTTAAAGTCTAAACTTCTAAACATTTTACCAGTATCAGTTAAATCCACAAAACCTGTTTGTCTACCTCGCTTTTTTCGGCTTCTCACAGTAGAAGATGCGTAAGACCTCATATTACCCCCATCTGGTAGTTTACCGCCCTGTGTCCTCTTTGTAATCATAAGAACTGCCATGTTAGAAACTCGATTAAGGGATTTGGTTATTACTGCTTTTTGTTTTCTCGAAATGGTTTTTAAAAGGTTCTTCACCTCTATATTATTGATGTTAACACCAACTTCCATTTATCTAACTAATCTTAAATAATGCAATGGTTCTTTTTCACTATCTGAAACAGTACCACCACCATCTTCATCATATTCAACACCATCACGCAGAATAGCTTGAAATTCTTCTTCGTATCTATCCCTATAAAAGTCTATTTGAACTTGGAATGTGTCTTTGCCCTCGCCTGTGTCTGGGTCACGCCATTTAGTCAAAATTGGATAGGCATATTTCCATAAAGTTAAATAAACAACTGATTGTGTCCATTGTGAATTGGTTAACTTGCTATTGGTCATTTCAACAGTAGTTATTTTAGTAATATCTTTGTATCTGACTTGATGCCTGTATCTTTCCCACCATTCTTCACGAATACGTCTAAGAACGTCATTTTCAGCAAATTGTAATTGATCGCCAAAATCACTAACCCCAAAACCTAGAATGTCTGGTTGTATCTTTTGTAAATCACTATTAGCAACCGCAAATTCAGATGTAGCCATTATTCAGCCTTTTTTGTTTTAGGTTCTTCTTTTTCCCATTCAGAATCCTTTTTTACTTCTGCTTTTGGTTCTACTTTGGGTTTTTCAACTTTAGGTTCTGGCTTTGGTTTAGGCTTTGCAACAGCTTCTTTAAAACCTCTTAAATCATAAGCTGACTTATTCATTTCATAGTCTGCTTTTGATCTTGTAACTATCTTACCATTTCTTTCTAATTTAATCGTGTCCATAAATAATCCTATAGTTATAGGGGTGGTTTCCCACCCCATAGTTAAGTTGATTACTGGATTGATGAATCTGCTAGGATTTCTATTCCATAGCTATCTTGTAGTTCTCCAACACCATAAACTGCTGTTGCTACAATTTCATCTGCTCTTAAACTAGCATCTCTTTGGATTTCTATTTTAAGGTCTTGCATCATTGCTAAACCTAAAGCATCTCTATGGAACATAGCACCTTTATAGTCACCTGTTGTACCTGTATTAGCCATATTAGCTGTTTCAAATACTGGAACACCAAATAAAGTTCCTATAAACCCAGAACGTAATGCTTCATTAGAAATATCAGTATCTAAACCCGCATATGTGTTAGTCATTCCTCTTTTTAGGTCATGTGCTACCATTGGGTGTAGAACTAAAGCCAAGTCATTCATTGGTACTGAATTATTTCTTAGATTTGCATGTGCTTGTGCAACTGTATCTGCTGATAATGCCGCGTCTGCACCGCCAACTGATGTTGAAAACCCATCAAATAATGCTGTTAGGTCTAAATCAATTTTTCTAGCTATAGCTTCACCAAAAACTCGCCCAATATCTTGAGCAACATTTCTTGATGCTGAATTTCTAGCTAAATCAGTTAATGTTGTCATAATACCAACTTCTGATGCTGTTATTGTAACAGAACTTGGATTAATCGCTGTATTTGAAAGATCAGATGCTTCACTAACTGCACTCGCTGAAACTGTTGGATAAATCGGCACTTCTACTGATTTTCCACCACCCGCAATAGTGTAGTTTCTAACTAAACCCTTCATTATTGATTGCTCACTAGCTGTGAACATAGCTTCTGCAACTATCTCGGTGTATAGTTCCGAAATGGTTGAACTGGTAGTTTCGTTTGCCATTTAAGACTCCTTTAAAAAATTATAATTTTGAATTAATCACATAAGGTTGGGATTTTTTATTTTTCCTATATTCTCTATAGGCTTCCCTATCTTTTGGATTATTCATATCTAAATCACTCAAATTTAAAGGCTTGTTGAGTTCTGACCTATCCACATTTGACACCGAGCCAGAACCACTAGGGGTGGCACTAACAAAGTGAGGGTTTTGTGTTAAGAACTCTTGTACTAATTCGTCTGTACTTAAAAGTTCACCCAATTTATTGTATCTCGCAATTCCATTTTTATCAAGTATTTCTACATTACCTGTTTCATTTAGCTTAATATTGTCTTTTAAAAGTTCAACAAC